TTATCTTTTGCGACATTGCGAGATTTATAAACATTAAGTATATACTTATCAATCTGGCCACCATCGGTAAGTTTGGTTATAATCTCCATCTCACCATCAAACGCTTCAACGAGTTTAAGAATTCGAGCCAGACATGTGTCATCATCAGACTCAAACTTAAGCGTCTGTTTGGTATTACGAATTTCGCAAATACCCAATTCAATACGAGTAAATTTAAAGAGTTGCATAGCTTCGATGTACTCTAGGAATGACTTAGCATCCTTGCTCTCGTAAGCAACAACCTTCTCGTTAAGTAACTCTAAGTTAGTTGTAACACATTCCAAAGTGATAGTATAGTCGGTTTCTCTACGAGTCATTACGTTAAATACATAATCCGTATCATCTTCATGGAAAGAAATATATGACTCTGTAGTGAGGTTGGCTATACGTTCGTTTAGAACGCCATTTGAATATTTATCGACAGTAAAAGTAAAGGTAGCCGAACCCTTACCGCAGTATTGATGGAACTCTTCATCGTAATATTTCAGAGAACCTGGAACATCATTGTTAATATGGTCAACGATATTCATTGCGTTATCATGAACTGCTAACTGCCATGCAGGTTTTACATTCATTTTGAAGTTTCGGCCTCCTTTCTTATAGCCATGCTTCTTCCCACTCTACAATAACCTCAGGGGCTGTTGTAACGAATCCGGAAGAATGAATTTCAAGTTTCGACTCTCCAGGAGGGATTGCAAAGTATCGAGATCCGTTTGCCAGATCTCCTTCAGCACCGACCCCTTGACTAGATGCCTCCGGATCAGCAATATACGAGATTTTACCCTCATACATATCTACAACAAGTTCACTACCAGCGTTATACTTGTTAGGAACAAGGTCATAGCGTTGTACATTAGTCTTTTGAAACTTAAGTGATTGTACACATAAGGTATCCAAATGACCAGTGCCTGGTCTCTCGCTCCGTGCTCTACCATAAAGAACCCAGATCTTAGTACATTCTAAGTTCTCTTTGGTAGCATCAACGATAGTCTTAGGAATACCGTTATATCCATATGTGAACTTTGGACCATCCTTAATAACATAAGCATTACCGGTTCTACTATTGAAAGCAGGGTTTGGTCGTTGTTGACCTGGCTCGTTGTTATTAGATCCAAATTCATTCTCTTCACGAGGCAATTTATGGATATCAGTAGTAGTAAAGACCTGAACTACCTTATCGCTATCAGTTGTGTATTTGTCCAAGCTATAGGCACAAATGAGTCGGTCGTTATCGTCCATAAACATAATTGCTAATAGACCGGTTTGACCAATCTTAGACGCCCAGAGTTTTAAGTTAAAGTCACAACGGAAGTTCTTAGCACCTTTAACATTATTCTTATCCGCAGGTAGAGTATACTCATACACAGCGCATCCCCAGTCTTGACCGATACCCTTAGACCCAGAACGAGTCCAGTGCAAACCAGGACAAGGATAACCAACGCTACCTGCATCTCTTGGTGCCCAGTCAAGTGTTAGGTCGCTGATCTCAGCGTGACTAGCTACGGTTAAAGGAGATTGTGAGCTAAGTTTCCCACCAATGTTCACACCTTTACGCCATCCAGCAGAGTCGTTTGGTGTTAAGTTAAGAAGAAGTTGTGATTGGTCATACGATCCAGAAGCGGTTACAGCACCGTCTCTTCCCGAGGAGCTTGTACCAATTTCCATCACACCGTTTTTATTAACAATACCAATCCAACCGTTAGTTCCAGCGTTCTTAATTCTAATGCGAGGATATGCTGGTGCACTTCCTGCATTATTTAAAGTCATTTTGACAATATTCCCCTCTTTAGTAAGAGAACCAATATCTGGTGAGTTGGTCTTAGATGTCAGTACCTTTGTAAGCTCAGAATGTAGTAACCCATCCGGAACTTCAAATGAAATAGACACCGTAGCCTGACTCTTTTGTAAATCCTCAGTGAACTTAGGTTGACCTGATGTAACGGCAAGGTAGTACTTACCATCTTGATCATCAAACTGTAATTTCTTTGGCCCATCAGGACAATCAAGAGCCCGAGCCAGTTTCGTACGAAGCGATAATAGCTCAGCAGGGCTCCCTGTCTTTTGTCCTTCAATAGTAATATCATAAGAGCTTCTTCTACCAGAAACCCATGTCTTACCAAAACGGCCAGTGCCGGCAGAATATGTGTGTTCTTGACCAGCACCAGCATTACGTTCAACTTTAGTTACAGCATCGAGGAGTTTACCGATATCAACAGCATCAGTTCCTTCACCAAAGATTATAGAGAAGTATGATTCATCTCTCATAATCGTGGTAACACTCCATCTAACATATTTAATCGATCACTGTAAGTCCGTTGCGCATCTGCCATACCTGGCGCCAATGCACGGTTTACAAGATCTTTATCCAAGTAAATTGGGTTGACTTGTCCTTGAGCAAGGAGATCATTCCCAATAGCAGAGTTCTCAGTAAGCGTCGCCAATTTCTGATCTACATTATTTAGTCCCCGTACCACTTCATCAATAGAATAACGATTAGAAGCAATACTACGGCTTGTAGGATTAAGCGACGAATAATTAATATTTGCACCAGTAAGCCCAAGATAACCAGATCCATTCCATGTATAACCATCAACATTAGACATATCTAAGACAGGGGTAATAACAGGAGAAAGTTCCATGTTATCGTCAAGGTATTCCGATGTTTCGCCAAGGGCGTCTTGAATTGTTTGTTGCATACTAGACATACTCTTTGAAACAGCATCAAACGAAGCCGTCGACCCAAGCCCTGACGCGAATTCTTTTGCAATAGCAATACCTGAGCGTTTAACCTTACGCCAACCTTCTCCTGAGAAAGGACCCATCTTAGCCGGAGAGTTCGGTAAGTGCGCTTTAGCCAATCCAACAAGCTGAGCAGCGGCGCCCAATACAGCATTAGTAGCTCGGGCACCAGCAAGACCTGCCGCAAAAGATTCAGCAATAGCAGCCCCTGATCCAGACGCATCAAACTTCATATTTTCTCCAGCAACTGAAGCAATACCGGAGGCCTTATCTCTGGCCAATCTATTTCTAGATTCGATACCCGTACCGAACGTATCCCCCGCTTTTTGACCAGCAGGAGTACCATCAACGGTTTCCAAGCCTTTATTAGCGCTACTAGCAACATTCTCAGCAGCCCCTTTAGCTTTACCACGAGAGTTCTCAATGATAGTAGCTAATTTTTGCATCTCATCCTCAGTAAGCTGTTTACCTTTAGACCAGTCTGAGATCAATCGATTAGCTTCTTCTTGACTAACTTGGATCTTACCATTAGTCTCTTGATACATATTATCGACTGAGGTTAGAGCAGACGCTTTGATCTTACCAATGTTGTCTTCTACTCTAGGAGGTGCCGCTTCAACAGGCTTCATGAAGTTGTCCATGTGCATTTGAGCAACCGAAGAGAAATCCCCCTTAGCCAACTCTGCAAGCATTGCAGGCGGGATATTACCGGTTTTAAGTTGGGCTAGTGCCATAGTAACATCTAGACGTCCACCTAAATATGTATCCAGGTTAGTAAAGGCTTGTGTTACAAGACTAACATCGAAATTACCATTTCCAGAAAGACCCGTTTCTACAGCGGCTTTAACCTCTTGCGCTCTCTGACCTGCGGCTTCCGCAGACCCATCAAATCCAGACAAATACTGTTGAATTTGTTCTGCCGATAGGCCTTCGAAATTACCCTCCGCCATTTTCTGGATCATCTCTTGAGGGATTTGACCAGACTTAAGACCTGCTAGAGCCTTGGTCATATCAAGTTTACCACCCAGGTGTTCGTTGAGTTTACCGAACGCTCCTTCAAGTAAGCTTAGATCGAAGCTACCATCGCCACCAAGTCCTTGTTCAAGGGTTTTCTTGATATCATCAGCATTGGTCTTAACTTCAGGCTTAGCTGTAAGTACACCGTTAGCGTAGTCATACCCCGCTTTTTCAGCGATCTGTTTGACTTGAGCTTCAGACATACCCATCTCAACCATCTTAGCAAAGAGTTTACCTGCGGCATTAGCATCAATCGTCTTGTTCTTAAGACCGTTAATAAACTCGTCGGCACCTTGGATACCCAATTGAGAACAGATAATCTTGAAATATTCAAGCCCATCTTTAGCGTTGCCAGCGAATCGCATAGCGGCCGCCATCTCAGCAGGACCGAGTTTATCCATTGTTTCAATGGCTTTGGTAATACCTTCGGTAGTAACAATCTCAGCATACTTCTTAGCGCTATCCACGGCCTTACGTTGCATATTTAGCCAACCCTCGACCATGTCTTCCATACCCTTCTTGGCGTTTTCAAACATACCACCAATCAAAGGAATGTTACTTAGAAGATCCAAGATCATACCGATAAGAGATGAAACCGCCTCAATAATAACCTCAGACATTGCTTCGAACATCTCAAGGATAGCCACTGCAATAACATTACGGTTATTGCGGAACCATTGGGCAATCTGTTGAATACCCCGTAGTAAGGCATCCGTGATATTAATAACAAATTGCGGAATGCGATTAATCAGTCCTTCAACAGCATTCGCTACGATCTCAATAAGCGCATTGGCAATATCACCAGCCGCTTGACCTAGACCAATAATAATGCCTTTAATTAGTTGAACACCGATTTCAATAAACTTACCGATATTACCACTAATACCGCGGACCATACCGACAACCATACCTTCTGCCATACCAGCAACAACTTCAGCGATATCGCCAGATGACTTAGATGCCTCAGCAAAGAACTTACGGAAGTTTTCACCACCCTCTTTACCGAGTCGTGATACAGTATCAATAAGTCTAGTAATAGCGTCTATAACAGAAGCAATTCCTTGCAAGAAGTAGCCGATACCAGCAGATGCGATACCGATAGCACCACCAATCATAAGAAGAGATGTGCCAAGTGCGGTAAGTCCTGCGATAGCTTCAAAACCTCCAACCTTACCAAGTAAACCACCGATAGTAGCGATTGCACCAACAACTCCAACTAGAACAAGTGCTTGAGTTAGAATATGATCCACAGGTATAGTAGTCAACTCTTTCAGAGCATATACCGAAACCATCAATGCCCCGACAGTTGCGGCAAGACCTATAATACCTTCTTTTTTGA